TGAAATCATTTACATCATTATATAATACACCAGATCTATATTTAGATGCGTTAATAAAATGACCAATAGCCAAACAATAAAATCCACAAGCGTTATTCATCAGACTTTGAATATCTTTTTCTGTAAAAGGTAAGCCTTGAGTATTAGTTGTTTCTTTAACAGCTTTTTTAATATTTTCACTTGGTGGCGCGCCGTAAGGATCGAAAAAGATTTTTTCAATTTTTCCATTAGGGTGTTTTACAAGTTGTAAGTATGTCCAATGTGACCCGTCATTCTCTTTACCGTCTTCATCATGACTATCTTCTAAGTTAATAAAATATGCTTTATTATATTCTAAGGGCGCATGTAATTCATCCTTAAATACTATATTAGCTAAAGGAATGTTCATTCTTTTGCATAAGTTTGTTATTTGTGTATCAGTTAGTGACATTTTATTAATTATATATATAATCTATCCTTTATATTAATTTATAATATTATCTCCAAATATTTGGATTTATTATAAACTTTGTATATATATTTTATATTAGTATAAGAAGTTTATAATTTTAATATATTTTTGGAGATTTGGATATTTTTAATTTTTTAAACATAAAGTCCATTACCACCCATAACATCATGACCACCAGAATTAAAGTGTTGATATTGAGGTGGTAAGAAGTGTTGGAATTGGAAATTTGCACTGAATGGTTGTGATACTAAAGCTGGTGGGGTATATGCTGACATCATACCACCTTTTAATCCAATAGTTGCCTTTTCAAGTGCACCACCACTAATACGTGAATGTGGACCCATTAAACCTGGTGTTACTTGTCCTGGTGCTAATTTATATCGTGCATCGATACCATGTCTAGCCATACCAGCACTTAAATGAGAATTAATTACATTATCTAAACCAGCACGTTTAAGATATCCATAATTAGATCCTAATTCATGGCGTAAAGCTTCATGTAATTTTTCATGTGCACCAATAGCACCACCAGTCATAGGGGCATCTGTTGGTTGAACAGCGCTTCGCGATGGCGGTGCGGTTCCTGCTCTTGCCATATGGGATTCAGGGCTTACAGCTTTAGTAATTCCTGTATTAGCAGTAATTTCTTCAGGTGATAATTGAATTTCTGAACCTTTATTTTTACCAAACGCACGTTGAACAATATTATAGGTATGTGGATGGACTAATAATTCAAAGCCTTCACCCTTTTTGACCCTTACACGGTGACCTTTTTTAAGTTTTCTTAATTGATGTGGACTTGCGTCAATCTGAATAGTATGCATTAATATTATATTGATTATCTTTTTAAATGATTTATCATTATCTAATTATTAATTAATATTATCTAAATATTAATTAATATTATCTATTTAATAATTTTTATATGTAGTTTAAACCCTGGCTCCAGTTAGTACATCGATAGGCACAGACACGCCATATTCAACAAATACCCAGTAATCACATGCTTTAGCTGACATATTCTGTCCAATAACTTGAACAGATTTAGGAACACTTTGTTCAACTGGTAACATACGTTCAACGTTAACATAGTAATAACAATACTCCATATCAAATTCTTGGCGACCAACTAAACCAGAAGTTAAACCATCAGTTAAACCACCGTTCACAGCATTTTGACCATAAAGTTGGTTATTGAATTCTTCCCAAACGTATTTTTGTAAGTTATAGATAGCATTCTGACCAGAAATTTGAATATTGAAATTTGTGATATGAGATAATGGTGAAGTCGGACCTGCTCCTGCTGGATCAAATGGACTTTGATAAACAGGAATACCTGATGGTAAAAAGGTGTTTGAATTAAAACCAACACCAGATTTTAAATTTGTTGTAAGTGATCCAGCTAATGGAGAATGGAATGGTAAAACTAAAATAGATTTAATATTTGCGATACCGTTAGTTACTAAATTATTAATAGTTCCAGTTGATCCAATAACATTCTGAATTTGATATTGATAAATATCAGTATAATTAATCTGTTTTACTGGAGTAGATAAATATGCTTGTTCAAAAGTTGGGTTAAATGTATATGCTGGAACATATAAATAAATTGATTGTGCAAGAACACCAGTGGTGTAACCTGAAATATTAGTTAATGAACTGTCTAAACATTTCGCACCTACTGAAATATTAGCAATAGATTCAATACGAACAGTTCCACCTGCAGTTGTTAAAGTATTAGAAAATGTTCCAAATGTGGTTAGAGCACCTTCGCCAGTTCCAGCAGTAGAAATCATTAAAGGATTTACACCACCAACAGCATTAGAAACAGTTTTTAAATACATACCAGAATAAGCAAGTGCACCAGCTGCGCCTACAGAATAAGTATTTACAATTGTAGAACTAGTATTATTTAAATTTAAAGTTAATTTCATAAATACACCTTTTAGTAAAGGACACATATTAAAAAAGCTATGAATATGTTTAAGTTTTACCATTGTCATTACATTAATTTGTAAAAGTGGTGCAGTAGTAACGCTAATTGATGGGGTAGTAGTAGTTGTTGCAACACCAGAAATACGAGTTAATACGTAACTTTTCCATAAAAGATTTAGTGCATTTGTTGGAATAAGTGATGAATATGTTGCTGATGTTTGACCAGTTGCAAAACCAGCAGCACCGCCAACTAATCCAGCACCATCAAAATTAATCATTTGTTGTCTTCTTAAAAATCCATAATTTCCTTGAGAAGAAGTAAATGAATTATCAGCACCGGAAACAACAGCAACACCAAGACCATTTGAATTATTACATGTTCCACCATTGACAATAAAGTCAGTGCCTGCAGTAGTTCCTGCAGTTGTTGCAGTTCCTGCAGCTGTTGGATAATATGAAAATGTTGTCGCATCATCAGGATAAAATCCGATTTGGTCACCTTGTGAAACTAAATCTTGATAAGATAAAGAAGTCATTAATTTGAAAGCATTCCACATGTTAGAAAAAGGGGTCTGTTGTGCAATAGTTGTGCCGTTGTAATCCAACGTCATGGAATGAATAATTGTTCCAAACCAATTTTTAAGACCTAGCACATAATCTGCGCCACCTGCTGCAGCGAATGCGCTAAATGTTGGAGTTCCTGCAGCTAAAACACCAGTAGATGTTTGAAATGATACATTTGTTGTTCCTAATGGGGTTCCCATAGTCAACATGAGTGGGATGGCTAGATACCCCTCACGATATGACATATATTTATTTGAGTTGGAAAGTTGAGAAGTATCGATGATACTTTGGTTATTTCCGTAATTTTGATTTTGGTTATCTAAAATATTAATCCAATCTTTTCTTACGAAAACGTTTGGACTCCCTTCAATTTCTTGGGATAGATCGAATACTAGTTTATCACACATTAGTATTAATAAGTTTATTAATCTTTAAGTATTTTTTAAAGATTGATAAAAAAAAGAAATTACATATTCATTACAATATTTTTCCGTTGCATTCCTGTAGGCGGTGCAATATTTAAATTAGATAATTTAGCGCTTAAACCTTTAGGAAGCCCGGAGCCTTTTGTTTGTGTTACACCTGCACGGGTATAAGGATTAATTCCTGTTGTTGCAATATAATCATCCATATCCATATATGAAGAAGCAGCGCCAGGGCCTCCTGTTCTTAATAAAACAGATCCCATACCTTGACCTTTAATGAAATTCATATTTTTATGATATGCTGATAATGCATGTAAATTAGACGCGGTATGATGCGGTAATTGAATTTTTGTAACTGAGTTATAAACCATTAGTATATAAAAGAATACTAATCTTTAATTATATTTACATATGAAAAGATAATTTTTCTTTTATAATAATATTACGTAGTTTAAATGTAGATTTTAACATACTATCTAAAGATGTTAATTTCTGTTCTGTAAATTTAGTATGATTTAATTCTGTATCATTTTTTAAATCATTAAATAATTTAGTTCTTTCATTTTGAATATCATTAATAATTGAATTAATCTTTGTTTCGTCCATTATATATATAATTAAATAAATCTTTATATATATTATTTTGTAGCCATAAAACTTTCATCTTTATCTCTAATAGTTAATAATATAGTCATATTAGGATCATTAATAATTAATGGTGTAAGGTTTGGGCCTAAAAATGTTAATCTTAATTCATTATATGTTCCATCAATTAATTTATTCCACATAAAATTTGGTGGTTTTTCTGAAATCAATTCTCCAACTGCTACATTACTGTTTAAACTGTAAATAATACTTGATGGTTGTGTATATGGATTATTAATATTTGATAATGAAAATAAAACACTACTATAAGGTTGAACTTGTGGTGCTGTATTAGATAAGTATGAAATTGTATTTACTGAATTTACTGAAGCGTAATTCGTCGCTGCTGTAGGTGAACTGAAAGTGATACCACCACCTACATTATTAGCACTTGCAAAACCTGCGGTATATCCTACAATTGCATTAAAAGCGGATGGGAATGTTACAACACTATTAAAAACAGTTGT